TGCTGTCTCGGTTGTTACCACAGTGCCGCCGCCAGGGTTCCACGCTGGGCCGTCTGACGCTGTCGCGGTTATGGTGCCATCCTTACCAAACCGATCAATCAGCGGCTGCGCTGTGTTGTCGCGCAGGACTGTGTAATTAAATCCGGTCATTATGTTCGAGCCACGCCGCCGGAAATAGACGACCCCATCGGGCCGGTTAGCACTGGCGATATGATGCCGCGAATAATATTGACTATTGGCAGAACTGAAGTCGGGCCGTAAATAGCCATTTTCTCCACCTCGATCACGTCGACCTTTTCGCGCTTGTTCTGGTTTGCAGGGTTCCAGTCTGGCTGCAATGAGTCGGGCGTTACCAATTCACGCAGAGCGGCCTCAAAGCTGGCCTGCTTGACCTCTCGCGGCACCTCCGTTGAGGAAATGTCGTTGCGGTAGATGTCAAACGCCCAATTGCGCGGCCATTCAAGCACCTGGTCACGGTCGACAGTAGGCCAGCCGGGAAACTGTGTACGGTACTGCTGGTCGATGTACTGTGAGCCGCGCAGCATTGCGGTTTCTTTAACTTCGTCCGTGCCAGTCCAGAGCGTGTTTCCGCGCTCTGAATGGTAGGTGTCAGCTTCTGCCACAGTGCCGTAGTAAGTCATTATTTAGCCTTCTTACTCGCGGCCTTTTCCTTTTCCTTGGCCGGTGCCTCGGGCTTTGAAACAAACACTTTATCCGTTTTCGGGTCGAAGTCGCTTTCGTTAATCCGCACGGCTACGCCATCACGGTCAATCAATACGGTTGACACTCTCATATCGTTCTCCTTAAAAGACCGGGGGCCGAAGCCCCCAGCCGGTAGTTCACTGCTTAAGCGAGCAACAGTGAAGCGTGTTTCGTCTGTACCACTTTCGTACCCCAAGCCAGCGCCACTTCATAACGCATCTTGCGATAGCCCGGGTACATGGAAACTTCCATGGCCAGACCAGAGCGAGGGTCAACGATCATGCGACGATCAGATGCAACGTCACCACCTTGCGGCAATGCTGGTGCGCGTGATGCCAGAACAATGGCTCCACGATAGAACGCCACACCAGCAACGTCATAGCTGGCAACCAGCGTGATGGCCGTGGTAGAGGCGGGAACCGCTGCACGAAGGCCAGGTTCAGCAATCGTGATGGTGCCGCCGTCTGATACGTCCGTATCACCGGAAGTCACCACATACTGGCTGGTGTCGCCTGCAAGGGTAATCACATCACCAGCCAGAATTGCGCCGGTGCCAGCAGATGCCAGCGTGAGAACCGTTGCGCCAACTGCATAACCAGCAGCGTTGGTGGTTGCACTGTCAGCATCACCCGCAGTGTGCTCAACAGCCTGCCCGGTTTCGCGGGTAGCGAGGCCGTAAGGCGTGATAAGAACACCCTGCTCGGAAAACGAGCGGTTGCTGTAATCACGATCAGCGTTGATGCCGTGCAAGGTACGCAAGTCAGCGCCAGCGGTCGTGTTCAGAACCAGATTGCGTTCTGTAATCGGAGCGCCGTTGTCAGAAAGGATTTTACCAAGCTGGCTGAACGAGTTGATGTTGGACGCGAACGGGGGAGTGCCTACAGCACCGAAGGCGCGGGAAGCACCAGCGGCAGCAGCCACAGCCAGATCGTTTTCAACCTCATTGGTCAGCGCACGGATGCCTTGAGCAAACATATCAGCCTGAAGCAAGTTCACACCAGGGCCATTGTTGTTCAAGCCCAGCTCGGACTCGCCAACAAAGCCAAATTCAGCAGCGCGAGATTTAGTGATCTCAATTACGCCATTGTCGATGGTCTGGTCGGTCGGTTCCGGAACGGTCATAGCCGGGGTGATATCAGAGACGTTACCAGCCGGAGTGATCGGGTATCGCACTGCTTGTCCAACAGCAGCACGGTCGGCAGTAGCATCGCGACGGACAGCGGGAATGTAACCCACCAGCTCACGCGACACCATATCTAAACCAGCGTACAAGCTGGGGATTAGATTAGTGAGGGTATTAGCCATTGTATAAAGTTCCTTAAAGTGTAGGTAGGGTTTAATTGCTGTCCAGCGGTGCCTACTCGTCCGAGACTGGCGGGTTAATCAATAATCTGTACATCACCTTTTGTGGCGATTTCGTGTTGCTTACCAGCGGGCAGGGCGTCGAAGTCTGAACGGCGCATTTTAGAGCCGCCATTGCCGCCGTCGACCGGGCCAGAGCCTGAACCACTGTGTCCGGTGCCTTTCATAATTGCATCGCGACTTGGGTACTGGCTGACGATCCGTTCTAGCGCTTCATCAAAGCTCGCAAGCTCTGCCGGGTTGCTTTCGCTGTAAATCGGGTTTCCGTTATTGTCAACTGGCTTAATCGTGCCGTTTGCAAACTGGAAATTCCGAGCAAATGCTGATTGCACCATGTCGGCAGGGATTGCCAGCCGATCTTTGACAAACTTTGAACCCTGAAAAGCTAGGTTAATTTTGTCGGTCTGGTGGGTGCGCTCAAGTTCCGAATAAGCCTTGTCCTTTTCGGCCAATTGCTTATCGTAGCCCTCGGAAATTTGCGCTTTCACCTTGTCAATCTCGCCAGCGTCGATCAATTTCTTTTTGTCAATGCTGTCGAGCGTTTGCAATGCTGCTCTTGCGGCCTCTGCGTCCAGTCCGTCAAATGTCTTGATCTTGTCAGATAGCGCTTGCAGCTTTCCACGTTCCTCGCTTAAAACGCCGTTCAGCTTGTCCAAGCTTCCGCGCATTGCGGGTGCGTCGTAGCGGTGTTCCTTGCCTTCGTCATCCAAATAGACGGGCTTGCCGTCGCTTACTTCTGCGTAGGTCTTACCTTCGTGCTCAATGGTCTTGAGTTTCATTTTTTACCTCTCCCATCCGGGCAGTAGTCGAGCCTATCCAGGCTCATTTTAAAATTCACCGCCCGGCAGCTCCAATAGCAGCCGTTCAGTGACTTCGTTTTCCTCGTCAAACTCTGGCCCCAGTATCCCGCGCCGCTTGAATTCCTCGCGCAACGTGGTTGATGAAAGGTCGCCGATCTCACGCGCTTTAAGCAAATGCTCTGGAGCGCGGTCATCCATATCCTCAATGCCGAAGTCAGTGAACACTATCACCTCAACATCCGCACTGATCGACATCCATGCAGCCGTTAAGCGCATGGCATTTTCAAGCGTGTCCTTAAGCTGAAGCGCCCACGCCTGCACTGCATTGTTTCCCTTCTGGGCAGCGAATGCGGTAGTGATTACGGTCAGGTTGCCTGATTGCGCTGTAAGCGGCTGACGGCCTATCTCGCGCAGTTCTTTTGTGGTGGTCTGAACATCTGCGGCCAAGAAATTGAGTGTAGCGGCATCGGTGCCAATCCATTCCCACGTGCCGTGATTGCCGTCAGCATTCGGTGGCGCGTACAGTACGGCATTAGGGCCGACAGGAACCGCTTTAGGCTTGCCGCCTTCCATGTCCGGCTGCACGCCGTTACCGGCCAGCATTGGGAAACAGGTCATTGTTTTGATGTGCTTTAGATTTGTTTCTTGCTGGTACAGTTCGATCTGCAAATCAGCCGCATCGCGCATAGCTGGCTGGAACTGCCATTTTTTACCGCGCCTGCGGCCTGTGACAAACGGAACCAGCGGGATTTCTCCGAGCGTTACGATTCCTTCATCCTCAACCGCCCAAACGCCATCACCCTGCTCGGTTTCTACCTTCCATGTGACATTGCCGTCAGTCCGTTCAAATGTGCGAACCCGGCCTTTTTCCTCAAGGATGCGAACCCTTGTAAGCTGTTCGCGGCCTTGGATAACTTCTGACGCGACTTCCAGTACCGCATCGGCCGGTATGTGAACCCAATAAGGCCGAGCGCCTGAAGCGCGTTCTTGCTCGACCGTGCGCGCGCCTTCGGTTCGCGTGTAGTCAACCAGTATCCAGTCAACTGCCTTGTTGATTCCGGCAAAAAATGTCTCGGCTGCGAATACGTGCAAATGATTGCCGCGCCCGTCTACATCCTCGGCTAGTTCCTTGAGCGCGTTTGGGGCGCTTTCGTTAATCATCACCTCGTGAGCAAACGGCTTCTGCGCAAGACCTTCCAGAATGTCGCGATATACGTTCGTAAACTTTGCGGTCTTCAGTCTGAATGCGTAATCATTGCGCGTTTCATTCGGAAACTTCGGCAGATATTCCTCACCGGCTTCAATCATCGAATCACGGCCGTTTACTATTGCGTCGACCTTTTCCCAATAGCCAGACATAGCACGCCAGTCGGCGCTGGGCGTATTCGGGGATTGCAGCACTTTATCAATTTTCATATTAATTACCGTAAGTCCCGAAAATGGCCGTGTTTTCACGCTTGCGAATCATTGGCTGCAAGGCGTAACGAATAGCGTCGATGTAGTGATTATGGGCATCTACAATGTCGGTTAACACCTGATCTGATTTCTTGTCGACCTTGTAGCTGTAGAGCCGTGTTTCCTTCGCCGTTTCTTTGCAGCGCGGATGGATCACGATCTCTTTAAAGCCCCTCAGATAGCCGATGCCGTCCTGTACGCTGCCAGGCCACTTCTTAGCCGCCTTAATCCTAGGCAAGCCGTGACGGGCTGAGTAGTTGATATTTTCCGGCCTTGCGTTGTCTGCAAGGACTTCATACCGCTCAATGTCTGGAATGCCGCGCTTCACCCTGTCGGGCGTTGCGTCGATCTCGATTCCGGTGCCGCCCATTTCGCGCTCGACGTATAGCCGGTCGTCATTGATCCAGCATTTGACCACGGCTAACGGGTCTTGGCTGAAGCCCCAGTCAAGGCCGTGATACGGGCCGCTCCATTCAGGGCTAGGTTCAAACTCTGCGACCTTAACCTTGCCGTGCAATACCTGA